AATTCAGAAGATTGGATTCCTGAGATGCAGGCTCGTCTGGCTGACCGCAAAGGCCGCTTTTACTGGTCGGCTATGCCACATTCCAAAAATGACGCATTGATTGGATTGAAGGAACGAGCAGACAGCAAAGAGCAGCTAGAACGAGAGAAGCCTGACATAGTTCTTTTCAAGCTGAGATTCTTGGACAACCCCCATATTGACCAAGAAGAAAAGAGGAAATCCATAGAGCGGTGGTCGGCCATTGGCTCAGACGTGCTGAGGATGCGTGCCGAGGGGGATTTCGTCACCGACAGCATCTTGGTCTACCCCACATTCAACATGACCATTCACGGGTACAACCGAGAAGAACTAACCGAGTACGACATTCCGAGAGACTGGTGCCGGTATGCAGTGATTGACCCCGGCCACACCGTGACCGCAGTTCTTTTTGCGGCAGTCCCGCCTAGCGAGGACATGATTCTTTGTTACGACCAGCTGTATATCCGAGGCTGCAACGCCGTCATATTCGCAGATCAGTTCGCCAAGAAGATCACCAACCCATTCCACGCCTTTCTTGTGGATATGCACGGCGGCAGGCTGCGTGACATCGGGAGCGGCAAGCTGCCAGTGGAGCAATACTCCGAGGAACTAGCCAAGCGAGGCATTCGGTCAGCTATTACCGGGAGCAGTTTTCTTGCCGCGTGCGACGACGTTCTGGCCCGTACTGAGGCCACTAGAACAATGTTGCACATCCGCCCTACTGGCACGCCCCGGCTCCGAGTCCTCAAGGCGTCGGTTCCCGACTTGGAGCGAGAGATCAAGCGGTATAAAAAGAAAGTCAATTACGTGGCAGGGACTGCGGTAGTCACAGATACCCCCAACACCAAGGGTGAAGTCCATCTTTGCCAGTGCCTTGAATACTTGTGTGCATATAACCCCAAGTATCACGCACCGGCCAAAGAGAGGAACGTTGAGGAGTGGTGGGTTGAGTGGGCTGAAAAACGCCGCAAAAACCGCAGGTCTGAGTCACCGGGATTCGTTTCTTTTGGCCCCCTAGGAGACAGAGAAAATGACGTTTCAGCCACCAGTACCAAAGATTGGTGACACCGTTCTATGGAGCAGTGACGGGCGAGGCTTCAGTGACCCGTGCATTGGATGGGTAATCAGCACTCCCGGCCAGACAACCGTGAACGTCCTGACCTTCAGCTCGGGGCTCGGTTTTGTGGAGCGGTTCGGAGTTCACAACAAGGATGACCCGGGCCTGCAGGAGAATCCGGGGTGGAGAGAGGGCGGTTGCTGGGCATTTACCGACCAGCAAGCGACCATAAACAAGGTTGACACCGTAGCCTCGCAGCTCGCCATCTACAGCGCAAAGGCCGAAACCCGTAATGCCAAGGCAACTACCACCTGACAGTCCGCTGCGGCAAATCGCGGAAACGTGGGTCAAGAAGATTGAACAAGGGCTGAAGTACAAAAAGCCCTTCTCGGACGACGCCAAGGAGGCCATGAGCTTCTTTGACGGCCCTCACAATTGGATGTGGAGGAACTCGTATGCCCGGGGCGAGAACGGCTACACAGATGCGATGGCCCCACCCGCCTTTCGTATGCAGTGCAACAAAGTTTTTGAATGTGTAAAGCTGTTTGCGAGTGTTATCTACCACCGCAACCCAGTCCGCACAGTCACGCCCACCAAGTACCCAATTATTGACCCGCAGATCTTGGGCGTGGAGCCGCCAGCCCCGGGCGAAATGCCGAGCGACGAAGCACGTCAGATGCTTGCCCTGATGGAGTCTCACGACCAGCAAGAGGTCTTGAAGGCCCAGATCGGCAAGCTGATCTCTGCTTATCTCAACTACACACCAGACGTTTTGAATCTCAAAGACCACAGCCGCATGGTTGTGGACGAGGGGATGATTAAAGGAATGGGAGTGTGGTGGACTGAGCTAGTGGAGCTTGACGGCGGCGGTCAGGGCGAGCGTCCCGTCCGCATGGTGGGCTCCTTTTACGACACCGTTGACAACCTCGTTATTGATGGCGATTTTGACGAGATGGAGAATATGCAGTGGTGCGCCCGCCGCTGCGTCCATCCCATTGAAACTGTTGCCGGGATGTACGGCATAGACCCAGACGAGCTGCGTCCTCACATTGACGGCAGCAGGCTGATCCGCACGGACAACGAGATCCGAGATCAGCGAAAGCGTGCAGCCCGCACGAACGAGCTGGTCACCTATTGGAAGATTTGGTCAAAGACCGGATTTGGTGATCGCCTCAAAGACGCCCCAAAAGAGAGCAAGGGCGTGTTTGATGGGCTGGGCAAATACACCTACATCGTCATCTGTGAGGGCGTCCCCTACCCCCTCAATGTGCCTCCGGAAGTTCTAGACGAGGAAGTGGACGAACAGACGGGCCTTCCGCCCTCCTTGCTTGAGCGGACTGCGTGGCCGGTTCCCTACTACACCGAACACAACGGCTGGCCATTTACGCCCCTGTCATTCCACAAAAAGCCGAACTATGCGTGGCCGATCAGCCACATCAAGCCCGGGATTGGCGAGCTGCGGTTTTTGAATTTTGCGTTGTCGTGGATGGCCACCCGAATCGCCACCGCAAGCGAAACCCTTGTCGGCGTCAGCAAGGCAGCAGAGCAAGACTTCAAAGACCAGCTACTCGCTCCGTCGCAGGGCGGCTTCAAGCTGTTGGAGATCAGCGAAACGCTCGGGCGTTCTATCTCGGATCTGGTATCGGTGTTCAACCTACCGGGCGTATCCAAGGATATGTGGGACATCATCAACGCCGTCATGGAGTTGTTTGATAAGCGGACTGGACTGACTGAGCTGGTTTATGGGCAAACCAACAAAGCTTATAGAAGTGCCGCAGAGGCCCAGATCAAGCAAGAGAACGTAAGCATCCGCCCGGATGATATGTACAACTGCCTTGAGGGGGCGATGAGCACTCTCGGGCGACGTGAGGCTCTGGCTGCTCGGTGGCTTCTTGAGCCTGAAGATGTCACCACGTCGCTTGGCCCAATCGGAGCGATAGCGTGGGGCAAGTACGTTTCCAGCCGTTCCGTGACTGAGATCACGAAAGACTTCCATTATCGGGTTGAGGCAGGGTCGTCTAGGAAACCAAATAAGGCCACGCGAGTTGAGCAGATGCAGTCTGCAGTGCAGATGCTCGGCCCTGTGTTGCAGCAGCTCATCCCTGCTGGCTTGGTTGATCCATTCAATGCCCTCATTCGTGACTGGGCGGATTCAATGGACATAGATCCCACTGAATACTTCATCCCGCCTCCGCCTCCGCCTCCGCCCCCTCCCGCGCCGCCTCCCGGGCTACTCCCTCCCGATGGAATGGCAGCGGAGGGGGCGGGTGGCGAACCGCCGCCCAACGACCTAGCCCCGGACATGACTTCCGAGGCGGCTGGCTTGGAGCCAGAGGCTGGCGAACTGCCACAGATGCCCCCTGAGTTTGCATAAGGAATTTGCCGTGAGCGACACCATACGCAAGCTGCGACAAGGGCTGTACGCCAACATTCACGCCAAGCGAGAGCGGATTGCACGCGGCAGCGGCGAGAAAATGAGAAAGCCAGGGAGCGCGGGTGCGCCGTCAGCAAAAGATTTCAGAGACTCAGCAAAAACGGCAAAGCAATGACAGACATCATTCGCAAGCTCAAAGGCAAGGCTTGGACTCGCAAGGAAGGCCAGAACCCTGAAGGCGGGCTCAACGCCAAGGGCCGCGAGTCTTACAACCGCGAGAACAACGCGAACCTCAAGGCACCGCAACCCGAGGGCGGGCCTCGCAGAGATTCGTTTTGCGCGAGGATGCAGGGGATGAAAGAAAAGCTGACAAGCAAAGAAACCGCGAACGACCCCAACAGCAGAATAAACAAGTCACTTCGGAAATGGAACTGTTGAGTAGCTCCATGTGAAATGACAAGCCCAAAAAACCCAAAGCCTTGGAACCGCCAAAACAAGTATGTCATCAAGAAGCGATACGGCCTGACCAAAGACGAGTTTGAGTTGCTGTGGCAGCAGTGCCGTGGCCTCTGCGTGATTTGTGAACTCCGACCCCCTCTATGCGTTGACCATGACCACGACACAAAAAAAGTGCGGGGGCTTCTCTGCACCCAATGCAACACCGGCATCGGAATGCTCGGGGACGACCAGCTGCGAATCGCCAAAGCAATCATCTATCTCGTCAAACATGAGCGAACAGACAAGCCCCTACGTCCCGTTCAACATAAGGGCCGCAGGAGCCGAGGCGACAAGCCACTACCTAAAGCTGATCCGCGACGGCCAAACCGAAAGGTTCGCTGAGATGTGTGCGTTGATGCAGCCACCGGGCACCAAAGGGCTGGATCGCACGCTGATGGAGGGACGCTACAACCAAGAATGGTTGAACGATATGCCCAAGCATCAGGCAGATCGCATTGTTCGCGAGGCCAAGCAGGCCGGTATCAACATCAGCGGCAAGTTCTATATGAGCGGGCTGGCAGACAAGCGGGGCCATTGCGACCCGGCGGCGTGGATTGATTCCACCGCCGACATCAGCAGGGTCGCTGAAGAACGCAACCTCACCGTGTCTGGCGTCGTAAACCGCAAGGGCCGACCAGTTGCGCCGGAGCGCAAAGCACTCTCGGCAGAACACACTCGCAAGTTTGTTCGCGAGGAGATGGCTGCCAACCCCAAGCTCACTCGCGGCGAGGCCAAAGAGATCGTCCGCGACAAGTACGCCCCAAAATGGAAGAGTAAGTAATGCCTTACTACACAGCACAAGATGCCGTAGATCACTTGCTCACCATGACGAATGGCGGTGCTCAAGACGGCGAGCATCGGGTGATCCGAGCTGCGGTGCATCACGCCTATCGCGAGGTGTGCGAGTCTCGGGACTGGCTGTGGCACGTCAAGATCGGGCAGTTCTACACGAACGGCGGGTCGTTCGCTGTCTACAACCACTCCTCGGGAAGCCAGAACCTGTACCTCCCTGCCAACTGCAATCTCTATCTGCAAGTTGGGGCTTCTATCTCAGACGCCATCAGTAGCTACATCCCCGGTGGAACTACGGTATCAACCATCAGCGGCAACACCACCAACATCACGGTCAACGGCAACACCACCGAGGTGCGGCAGATCACGATTTCCGCAGCCACAACCGGCGTGCTTACCAGCGTTTCGTCGCCCACACGCAGCGACTACGACCTGCCGAGCGACGTGCAGAACATGGACGCCTTGCTGTCCCAGAGCATCGGCACGCTCCGGTATTACGTCACGCCGACAGACTACGAACGACTTCAGATCAACTCGTCTATGTCAGGCAGCCCATTTTATTTCACGGTCATGCGTGTGGGGGACAACCAGCATCTAACCGTGCGATTTGTTGGACAACCTACGGCACAGCTGTTGTTTGCGTACACCTACCGGGCACGGCCAAAGCCTCTTGTGCTCATGGGATTTGAGCCGTCATGCAGGAACGGCACGATCTCGGTAGCCGGAACGGCTGTCACCGGAACAAGCACGACGTTTCCTGAACGAGCGGTGGATGCAATCCTCCGAGTAAGCAACAACAGTGCCAACTATCCGGAATCACTTTCTGGCCTGTATCCGTACTACTCAGAGCAGCAGATCAAAACTTGGAACTCTGGTCAGTCTTTGACACTAGACGCGGCCATGAGCCCATCTCCTGCGGGCAGCGTTAGATACTACATCTCTGATGTGCTGGACGTGTCTCCCGGGATGTACACGGCAGTCCTGAGTGGTGCCATGCTTTGGCACGCCCGCTTGGCTGGCAGGCCGCTGAATGACGCAGATGCTTTGTACACGCGAGATATGCGGCTCGCGATGGAGCGTGACGTAACCAACCCGTACTCAGGGCGACGCGACCGTTGGGTTGAGTACCCGCTGTCGCCACGGCTCATGGGCTACTACTCAACGCAAATGCCGGATCAGGGGGCGTAAGTATGCGGATCAAAAAGTGGCTAGGGATAATCTCGGCGGCAAGCCCATACGCTATTCCGCCGGGTGCCAACATAGAGCAAGTCAATCTGCAGAACATAGATCCCGGGATGCTGACGCCGCGAGGCGGT